CTGGAGGTATTCCTGTTCGGTGCAGCCCAGTTCCTGGACTAATTGGCGCTCGTAGGGGAGCAGTTGCTGCGGTAGCAGCGGAGTGCAGGAAACGCTGTAAGCGGGTGCCAAGTGGCCGCTTGCAGACTGGCTGTTATGTAGAGGATGCCGTCCTGCCAAACTGTCCCGAAAGCGTAATTCTTGTGTGGTAGGAGAACCACGTCTCCATCATACAAAGGATCTAGCACGCGGCGTCCCCAGCCGTGGATAGCCTTGATGATTTGACGAGGCGGCGCGTCGTACCAAGATGGGTCGAAGGCGGGGGTGGTGATGCCGAGGCGGTCGAGGGCTGTGTAGACAAGATGGATGCAGTCGATGGCACCATCAGGGTCTGTGCCGTCTGCACCGAGGCGGTAGGGGCGACCGATCAGGTCGTACATCAACTCAGGCGGACCTGGGCAGTGGTGGGCAGTGGGCCAAACACGTCTTCAGTGATGCGGCGTCTTGGTACGTCACCACCAACTGCGTCGATGACAGAGGAGATCTCCAGGCGGAGTTCGGCGTCGCTCCAGATGGCGCCGGCCACTTGACCTGCGTAGGAGCTGAGCACGCGGTAGTCGGACTTGTTGTCGGGGTTGAGCATCAGCATGTCCACTAGCACCACCCAGCTACCATCGACCAATGTGGAGGCCCAGCTACGGCTGAGCGAGTTGTTGGGCAGGGCAAGTTGCGTGGACTGGTTGTCGCCGCTGCGGTTGACCGTGACGCCAGAGAAGCCGAAAGGCAGAAAGCCGTGGGTGTTGCCGTTGTATGCGACGTTTTCGTTGATCCAGAAGTTTTGGAAGTAGAGCGGGGATGCGCCGTCCGTGCGGGGCTTGGCGGTCAGCATGTGACCCAGTGCTATTTCAGTCTTGAAGCTGGTGTCCATCAGTTCATGCCGAGGCGGCTACGGGTGGCGCGGGACTGCTGCAGGCGGCGGAGGGTGCGCTGTTCGCCCTGCGTGGCGCCTTGCTGGGCGGCTTGGGTCATGCCAGTGCGGAACTGGTCGGCGGTGACGTAGTCAACGGAGTTGATGCGTTCCACGGTGTAGCGCACGTCGATGGCGGCTGGTGCCATTGTGGCGGTGCCGCCGCCGCTGCTGGTGTCGTCACCAGCCGGGATGACCGCAGAGCCACGAGCGCCAGCAGCATACCGGCTCATGGCGGAGCGCATCTTGCTGGCTGGGATGATGTACTCAGATTCGCCGCCTTCGCCCACAATCGCGCTGGTCGGTCCTGTTACATAACCGCCCTCTGCAAATGCAAGTGGCGTTGAATACTGACCAACAAGTGGATTAGCAAAACCGCCTTGGAGACTGGAGCCAGGCAAACCACCCACAGATGTGCCGGTGTTCGCGCTACCGCCTCCGCCGAGGCCGGCGAACATTTTGGCGATGCCGATTGCGATGTAGGTGGCGATCATCTGTTGGGCAGCGCTGATAAGGGCGTTGCCGATCGCGTTTAGGAAGTCGGCAAATACCTGCTCGGCTGTCTTGGTGCCGCGTACCATCTCCGCTACGCCAAAAGTAACGGCGTTGGCGATCTCTCCGCTGGCTGTTTGGATGAGTTGGCCGTAGCGCTCGAAGAATTGTTGCAGGCGTAGTTGCCGGTGTTCCAGTTGGTCCAGCAGCCCAAGCTCTTGCTGCATCAGGACGAGCTTTGCTTGCTGCGAAGCGAGGTCTGCTTGTCTCGCTTCTAGTGCGGCTGTGTCTAAAGACCCGGAGTTTATTTCTTTGGTAAGATTTGCTATTTCCCGTTCGATAGGCAACAGAGTTTGCCGCGAGCGCATACGCTGCTCAAACAGTTGTTTTTCCTGTTCTAGTTGGTCTGCAGGTCTAGTAAAACCAGCGATGTCAAAAGATACTTGTTGTTGCTGTTGTCGGATACCTGAAACACTATCCTCAATATCCTGCTGTCTTTTGACTACTGCTAGTTCTTTTTCTAGTTGCAGTCTGTTTTTACGGCGTTCAGCCTGGGCTGCTTCCAAGTCATTTTGTTGTTGCAGCAGGTTGAGACGTCTTGCATACGCGGCATTGATCAGGTTTTGTTCTTCTACATTTTTTGTGCCCAGCAAAGCAGCTTGGCGATCGCGTTCCAGTGCTGTTTCTTTAGCGAACGCGATTTTATCTTGTGCTTGGAGTTGGGCTTCGAGGCCGCCTAGTTCGCCTTTAAGGAAAGTTTCCCGTGCAATTTGGGCTTGTGTTTGTTCGACAAACACAGAAAGGACTTGGCTCTGTAAATTTAGTATTTGGATTCTTGCTTGGATTTCTTTTTGGGCAGCTTGTTCGGCGGCTTGACGTGCTTCTTCTGCTCGTCGAGTCAACTCTTGTGTGCGGGTGCGTTCTATTTCACCTAATTTTATGGATAGGTTTAAGTTTGCTGCTCGTATAAGTTGTTCATTTTGCGCCAGGTCTACTTCGCCTTTCTTAAGTTGCAGACTAATTTTTGTTAGTTCGTTTTCGTATTCTTTTTGGGCTGTTTGTCTTTGTAGTGTAACGTAGCGATCCAGGTCTGTTTTTGCGTTTACTGTAGTTAGTTGGACCTGTAAGCGCAGTAAATCATTACTTTTAGTAAGTTCGGCTGTTCTTTCTCTTGCGGCGATTGTTTGTGCATCGGTACCTGCGCCAGGTTGTTGACCAAAACCTCTGATAAAGTCTGTTGCTCCCCTTACTAAAGTAGCAGCGTTTACTCCGGGTACCGCACTAATTAGGCCTTGGAGCAAACGCTGGTCTCGTATGGGTTTTAGCGCATCATCAATACGGGCCGCGCCAGCAATAATTGTTGTTACGAGTCGTTGAAAACCTGTTGTAAATACAAATGTGTTATCGCCTAATTGCTTAAATGCTGCGGCATTTTCGACCCCTACTTGCCTAGCAAGCTCATTAAATGCTACTTCCGCGGCCTTAGCTGTTTGCCCGGATGCTTGTAGATTCTGGATTTGTTTTTTGATGGATGGGTCTAGATACCCAAGTTGTTGTTCGAGATAGCCTGCGGCGTCGCCGCCTTCACGTAAAGAAACAGAAAAGTCTTTAGCAGACTGTATAGCTTGGTCAAATACACTTCCTAGGGCTGTGCCAACAAGGGACAAACCAAAACCAAACTGGCCACCGGCCATACCACCGGCAAAACCGCCAGCACCGCCGCCGATAGACGCGCCTAAGCCTTGACCGAAAAGCAGCGGAAAGGCGCCACCAATAATGGCGTTACCTGTAGCTTCTCTTGTTTTTTCTCGTTGTTTGAGAGCATTCGCATTTCTATCTAAAATTTTCCCTAAACGCAGTTCAAATAGTTCTTCTCTTGAAGCAATATCTAGACTTTGCCTGCGTATTTTATTTTCTTCTTGACGGATGCGTAAAATAGCTTGTTCGTTTGCTTGCTGGCGTTGACTAGCAGAAAAACCACCGCTGAAACCCGGGCCACCTGGGCCTAGTTCAACGGTGCCGGACACTGGAGCAGCCCGTAGTAATCCTTGACGTTTTTTTATCTCTGTATCTAGTAAAAACAATCGGCGTTGACGTACTGTGTTTTCTTCGCCCATTGCTTGAGCAAGGGCTTTTATAGCATCGGTTTCGTCTCGTGAGCCAAGTTCAGCTTTATTGAGTGCAGCAGCAGCTTGATTTACGGCTTTTGTGTAATTAGCTACGCTTTGTATTGGTGCGTTAAAAGTATTGGCTAGGTCGTCTAGTCTATTTATACGCTTGCTTAGGTCTTCGATAGTGTTTCGAAGATCGCGGAGTTTTTCCGTACCCCTTACGCCGATTTCGATTTCTGCTCTGTAGGCCACGGCGTTGGCGTGTGGACTGGTACTTCAGTTTACGCGACAAAAAGGCCGCCGGGGTTAGCGGCGGCGTTTGGCCTTCTCCAGCTCTTTTTGCTGGTCCTCGTTGAGGATCTGGAAGTAGGCGCTCCAGCCGATCAGTTCTTCGGCGGTCATGGTGGCCCGGACTGCGCTGAGGGACATGCCTAGCTCTTTGGCGACTCCGAACTGGAGCATGAGCCAGTTGTCCTTGCGGAGTTCGGTACTTAGTTCTTTGGGTCGATGGGCTCGGCGTCGTCGGTGATGATGGCCAGCATCAGAGCCTGGAGGTCCTTGTCCTTGACCTCGTTTTTGAGGACGTCGATTTCGCCCGGGCTGAAGAGCTTGGTGCCCGAGTCATCGAGGGCCTTGGTGATCAGGAGTTGGAGGGCGAAGGCATTGGCGTCGTCGGACTTGGCCTGCTTTTGGGCGCGTTCGCGCTCGGCCATGGTCAGTGGGGTGACCCACATCTCGAAGGTGCTGCCGTCGCTGAGTTCGACGGACTTTTTGACGGGCTCCAGGTTGGCGGCCTTGCGAAGGCGGTCGATTGCGCGGACTGGAACAGGCATAAAAGCGACTGTTGGATGTTTTTACTGTAGCGCAATAGACATGAAAAAGCCCCGGTTTCCCGGGGCCGTTGAGTGTTCCAGGTGTTGTATCAGGACTGGGCGAAGTCGAAGGTGGGGGTGCCGGCGGGGCGGAAGTTGACGGTCACCGATTGGGCGTCGTCGGGGTTGATGTTGAGACTGGCCGAGGTCAGCACGGCGTCGAAGGAGATCGAGCGGCTGAGGGTCTCGCTCAAGCTGCCGCCGCTGAAGACGCGGTCGGTGTAGAGCTTGAAGGCGGCGCCGGTTTGTTGGCGCTGCAGCACGTCCTGGATCATGCGGTTGGACAGGGCGGCGTCTTCGTTGGTCATGTAGACCGTGGCGGTGCCGGTGCCGTCGCCGAAGCCGCTGATGTAGCTGCGGAAGGGGACGTATTGACCGGGGGTTTGGCCGATCGTGGTGACGTCTATTTCCTGGCGGCTGATTTCGAAGCTCCAGTCGCGGACTTGGCCGACGACGGCGAAGGCGGCGTACTCGACCTGGAACTCGTTGGGGGCCACGGCCGTGCCATCGTCGGTGATGTCGACGGTGGCGCCGCCAGCAGTTGCGGAGACCTGCAGAGCACCGGTGGAGGCGGTGTACGAGATGACGTAGTAGGTGGTGGCAGCGCTGAGGCCGGCGGGGAGGGTGCCGCTACCGGAGCCCCCGGTCTGGCTGTTGATCACGCTGAAGACAACGGGGTCGCCAACCTTGAAGTTCAGGAAAGTCTGAACTGTGATGGTGTCGGTGGCGGTGGTTACGTTGGATTCACCGAACGATCCGGTGGTTCCAGCGGGCTTGTAGTAGAGGGCGCCGGACGTGCCGGACAGGACGGTGGTGGCCATGGGGCGTACCGGTAAATGTCGTGGTGGGGGCGGGCACTGCCCGGCTTAGTACAGATTAGCGTCTTCTGTACTGTGTTTCTAGGAAAGAACCGTGGCGACGTAGCTGGTGTCTATTCTTCCCATGAAAAGTGGCGAGTCTTCAGTGGCGGAAAATGTAGGGCCGTTTATCTCACCGACGCGGAAGTAGACGCCTGTTGAAGGCTTTGCGGTGTTGTTGATTGTTTCGAGGGCGTTTACTGCAGTGGTGATAAGCGTTTGATTGCGGGCGGGACCTTTGCCTTTTTCGGTGAAAATGCGGATGACAACAGCGCCACGGGCG